TATCAGGTAGAACCTGACGATCCAAACATACCCAGAGGATCAGACCAGCCGAACGAATAACGCTCGCGGGACTTGTAACGGACGTTGCCCGTGTCGAAGTCTCCATCCATCGAGTTAGCCAACGGAGTACGGATGAAATGCTTCATACCGTTAGGCACATCGGTGCAGAGGAACCAAGCGTTGTTGTCGGTCAAGAAGTTGTTGATGGTGTAGCCTTCTGGGACCGAACCATTGTTCTTCAGAGCGTTGATATCGTTATCGGTAGTACCAACACGGAGGCTGGTTTCCAACAGACGGGTAGCAACGAACTGCAGAGCAGGAGGAACAATCATCTTCTTAGGCTTAGCGGCGATCAGCAGACCACGCTCATCCGTCCAAGCGGCGATCTGAATAACGGCGGCTTCAAGCGAAGTCTCGTTCAGGTCAGCTTGGGTAGCAGGAGTGTTGCTGTTCGTACCACCAGACACCAGAGGGTGAGCCGTGCTGAACAGAGCCACGCCATCGCCACCGAGGTAGCCATTGGAAAAACCGTTGTTCAGAACTGCAGCAGCCTTAACCTGCTTGGTGTAGGCCATAGCCCGTGCCAAAGACTTCGTGTAACGAGCCGAGAGGCTGTCATACAGATTGTCTTCAACAGCTTCTTCGGTGATCGAGAAACCAAGAGCGATAGTCTCGTGGTTGTAACGAGTCGTCCAAGCTTCCTGCGCGTTGTCATACGCGATGGCAGAACCTTCAGCCTTGATAGGTGCAGCCGAGAAGCCAGACAGCTTGGTTTCTTCTTCAAAGGAACGCTCAGAGGTTTCAGTCTCGTAGATTTCCTTGTGTTGCTCGCCGTAGCGAGAATACTCCATACCAAACAGGGCGTTCAAACCCGGAAGGAGTTCTTTGAGTAGTTGTGCGCGACTAATTGCCATGTGATATTACTCCTTAGACAGCCGCAGCCGTGTAGTACGAATGGCTGGCGAAGTTAATCTTCACCAACATCTCTGGAATCTGCGTAAACAGAATCGTAGAGTTAGCGGGGATGTCCGTATTGGTGTTACCCGCTGAGGTAGCCTGTGCGTTAATAGTAACAGACGTAGCGCCAACGGCGGCTGTGGCGGAAACAAACGAACCAGTACGAATGACCTGACCGTTAGGCGAAGCACCGCCGAAGATGTACGAGACATCAGTACCAAGAACGAGTGCCGAAGTCAGTGCGCTGCAAGTGATGGTCGTGGTGGACGAAGAACCCGTTGCGGAAGTCGTAACAGCCGTATCAGGAACAACACCAACCACACGTGCTGGGAACGCTGCGGTAGTCAGGGTAGCAGAATACAGCAAGGCATTTGCCGAGTTACCCGTATTGATGTTGCCCGAATTGTTAATCATGGAGTAGTTCTGACCGACCATCGCGTAGTTGCCAGATGCAAGCGTAGTGGTTGCCGAGCAGACAACAGCCTTGAAGACCGTATCAGGATCATCACAGACGATTGCAACACCGTTAGCCAGCGTACCAGCGGGCCAAGACTGCGAGAACACAGTTTGCTTGGTGGTTGGGCTAGTGAAGTAGCAACCGAGGAAGATACCGACCATGCCAGCACTTTGGCCGGTGGTGGTAACTGCGAAGCGGGTTGCGTTGCCGCGAACGACTTTCACGAAGTCACCGTAGAAGATGCCCGTAGTGTCGCCGTATTGGATTGGATATTCACGGGTAGAACCCGCGAACACTTGACCACCAATCAGATTGATTGGCTTTAGGCCATATGGTTTATCAATAGTGGGATATGCCATTTAAGACTCCTGTTTTAAGAACCAGAACCAGAACCGAAAGTGACCTTCGACTTCTTCTCTGCGAACAGAGGCATACGGGGATCACTTTCACGAAGAAAGTTGTTGTCCACCGCTTCCATCTGGGACTTGTTCTGATTGGCGTAGTAGCTTTCACGCTGCTTCAAGAACTCCTCAGGAATACGGCAGAGCATTAACCCACCCATTTCGATGTTTCCCTTGAAACGACCTTCTGTGGTGGCGTGCATCATCATCTCAGGATAGTCCTCTGCTTTGCAGGGTTCGTATCCTTCGCGTAACTTGGAAGAGATGTTCGACGGATCACTTTGTCCAGTTGTAGAAGTACGAATCCACCTATGCCTCCACCCCGGACGTTCATTAGGGCTAGGAAGTGTCTCGGGAGGACGCCACTCCTGCTGGCGCTTAGCCACAGTGCGGGACTCCAACTCGCGGTTGATACGTGTTTGTGCCTTCTCAGCAGCGACATTCTGATCCATGTTCATTCACTCCTCTTCAGTTGAGCAACCTGTTTTGCGTACAGTTCCAAGGGAACCCCAAGTCGGCGAGCTATCGCGGCTTCGGATGCCTTCAACTTAATACGGTTAGGCGGTGTACTGCGCGTAGCCGGGGCTACTACAGTAGATGGTTTTGTGGCACGGCGTGGGGTACTATCCTCGTCCGGTTCATCGCTCTGAACGGTTTCAAACTGCTCAGGAAATCTCTTACGCATCGTCTTATCAATAACGTCAAAGTATTCTTTGCTACCGATAAAGTCTGCACCATACTCGCGTTGTAAACGCCTGTCAAGTCCCATCGCTGCGGCGGTCATTTCTTCATCCTTACCCCACCAATCACTATTGGCTTCTACCCAGCGTTGGGTGCGTGGATGCTCGATGGGTTTAGCTGCGGCGGGCTGATATTCTTTCTCTTCAACCTCGATTGGCTGCATACCAGCAGCGCGTTCTAAACGAAGGGCTGCTCTGGTAATCTCAGCATTGGCTTCCGTCAGCGCGTCGGCATCGCCACTCTCGTATGCCTCCTTGTACTTCTTCTTCGCTACCTGAAGATCAGTTTCAGCCGCGCCCTTGGACGTTTCGATATAGGCTTTGCTGCCATTAGCAAGCTGCTGTTGAAGGCGTTTGTTCTCCTCAAACACCTGTTTGGCGAAGGTTTCTGCAGCGGTACGCTCACGCACAGCCTCTTCCTTAGCCCTACGCTCATCGTGATAGCCACGAGTGAATTTTTTGATCCTCGCCTGTACTTTCTCGTCGTACGTAGCAAGTTCTTCCTCCGTAGGGTCTTCTACGGGTTCTTTCATAGGCTTGCGATTGCGGTCCCCCGTGGGGGTATCGTCCTCAATCTCTACCTCGAACTTGTCGTCTTCGACAACAGCTTTCTCTTTCTTGGCCTCGATCTCGTCGGGAAACTCAAAGTCATCGTTCATGTTTGCTCCTTAACTAGCACGTGTAATACCACGGGGGTCTTCGACCACAGCCTCAACTGAATCGTCGTTGATGATGCGGAACTCACGGTTTTGAATCTTCAAGCGTGTACCGGAATTAGGGCGGCAGATGATGAAATCGCCTTCCTTGCAAGATGGACCACTAGGGAACCGAGTCTTGTCCTTGTACGCATCTGGGCCAACCTTGACCACGAACAACACTGGGGTCAGCATCTCTTCGTAGTACATAGTCTTGGAGTCCTTGAGTAGCCCAACTTCGCTGTTCTGGTACTCCTCCATAGCGTCAGGAACTACGCACAGGAGGTGGAACGTCTTGGGGTCTGGCAACTGCTTGGCCTTCTGCTCGGTATCCTTATTGAGGATGCCAGACAAATCTACGGCAGCGTTCTGGAACTTGAAGAGATCATTCATCTGAGTATTCTGCTTTCTGCACTAGGTCGTTGATTGTGTTTTCTGCGAGGCTTAGACCAAGGATCACCCCACAGACATGACGATACTCATCATGGCTGGACGCTCTACCGGAGGCGATGAACGTGATTCGCTCATCACGAAGCTTGTGCATCTCCTTAACCGCTATCGCTAATACTTTGTACCCGTCCAATTAACGCTCCTTTGAGAAGGGATTGCTGGGCTGGTTTCGTTGCGCTGCCCGTTGCGCTGTTTGGTTAGACATCTGCGCTTTGTGTTTGGCGATGTCTACCCCTACCTTGGCACTATCAAGTTCAATCTGACGGTCCAGTTTGTCCCGTGCAGCGGCTGCAGAAGCGCCAACCTGCATAGCCGCGATCTCTTTCTGTGACTCGATGCGCTCACGCTCGATCTCAATCTGGTCAGCCTTGGCTGCAGCGTCGATCTGTTGCTTCTGCTGCTTGAGTTCCAACTCCTTCATCTTGAGTTGAAGTTCTTGCTGCTGCATCTGCACGATTGGGTCTTGCGCTTGCTGCTGTGCTTTTTGCTGCTGAGACTCTTGCTGGTTCTGCTGCAGGAGTTGCTGCGAGGCTTGCAACGTCATCATGGCGAGCTTTTCTGCATCCTCAGGAGGCATGTTCTTGGTCTGCTCCTCAGTTGGCAGTGGCATATTCATAATCTGCTCGATGCGCCTACGGTATTCAAAGGCGATGTGCTCGTTGATGTGGTCCATAGCAGCGAAGCCAATAGCCTCTGCTTTGGGGTTGTTCTCCATCAACTTCTGAATATGCGGGTCCTGCATCGCAGCCATATGCACCTGAATGTGCGCTTGGTGGTTCTGGATAAGGAACGCCTTGACGGGTTTGCCCGTCAGCAGGTTCTGGTTCTCCTGCACTGGGTCCGTAGGTACTTGATCTTCCTCAACAGGGACCAGCTTGGCAGCATCCTTGACCCCAAGGACCTCGATCATGCTGCGGTGCAGCAAAGGTAGGTTGTAGAGTTGTGGTGCGCTCTGGGCCAACTGGAACACGGCTTGGTAGGTCACGATCTTCTGTGCCATCGTCGCTGCGTTCGGGTCCGACACAGGGATAACGTCCACCATGTCGTAGTCAGCTTTCTTGACCTGACGGTTACCTTCTACTGGGTCGTAGTCATACTCCTCAGGCGTATAGTCAGCAATGATGACCTTCAGGAGCTTGAACTCCTGCTTCATGGCGTAGTGCATCCGTGACTGCACAGCAGTCATTACCTTCAACGTCCGCTCCAGAATCGCCAGCGTTGTCCCTACCGGGGCATTGCTAGACATATCCGAGACTTTCATATCGCCCGCTGAAGCAAACGAACGCCCTTCCTGCACGATTCTGTCGAACAGGGTGTAGAGAACTTGGCTTGGTTCTTTGTAT